AAAATAATTGAATAAAATGAAAGAATTAAAAGACGGAGAACTAATTGATTTAGCTCACAATGAAATAAAAAAAATGGACATAAATTTTTATGCACAAATGATTTTATGTATTTTAAGTTTAATTGAATCAACACTATTAGTTTTTGGGTTGATATCAATAACAGTGTTTGTGGTTTTTTGGTCATTATTTATGGGTTTATATTTATTCCATAATAAAAAATCAAAAAAATCTGAAATAAAAATTCAAGAAATTATAGACGAATTAACATCAAGAAACATATGAAAAAGTTATTATTTATTTTATTATTATCGTCTTGTGTAGGTAAAAATTACAAGTATGAAATTAGAGGAAAAGTTTACGTACCATCAAATGGACCAACCTCAATGCATGACGCAATTTGGTACACAGATACAATAAGTTTTGACGGTGATACTGCTTACTATTTTAATAGTGACGGAAGTGAAGTTAGGATCTATCCACCATTTATAATTAAACATCTTGATTGATTATGTTAAATAAAGTTTTTATATTTGCGGTAATAGTTTTATTAACCAGTTGTTCAAATTGGAAATATAAAGAAGTAAATTATGAACGTTGTGTTAATCTTGAAGAAATACATGTTCATCTTTATCACCATGATAGTTGTGAATGGTACTGCTTAAACATGGAAAAGGGTGAGTACACAGTTCATGATAGTTTTAAAATTAAATATAAGATTGATAAAAAAGGAGAAGTAACAAAAGTAAAATTAATAAAATGACAGAAAGAGAATTAATACTTTTAGGTTTCAAAAGTGAACAAATAAAAGAACACGACGAAGACGAGTCTTATTACTATGTTTTAGATATTGTTGATGGGCTAACTCTGATAACACCAACTAACGAAGAAATTAAAGACGGTAATTGGTATTTAGAATTCTTCAACACGGACCCACTAGTAAGGTTTAACGAATTTGGTGAAGTTCAGGCATTAATAAACACATTAACAAAGGCAATTGTAAAAAAATGATAATATATAAAATTTTTAGAATGTTTTTATTGTTAGGTATTGGTTACTTGGCTATGTTTTTTTGTGGGATTTATTCTATCTTTGAAATAATAAAAAAATAAAATAATATAAAATGAAAGAAGACAAAAAATTATTACAAGGGGCTTTAATGGAGCAACACAGAAGAACTGTAAACGAGATTGCAGATATCAAAGCAGAAAAGTTTGAATTAACCGAAGATGATAAAAGAAAAATATCTAAATTAGAAAATGATTTAAAATTAATTGCACAAAGATTATATACACTATACAATGGGTAACATACCAACACACGATCCACAGACAGGAGAACTAAATCCATACTATGAAGAATTAACAGGCGAAAGAAATCCACTTTTACCTGAAGAAAAAATAGTTATACCGACATTTGATATGAAAAGTTTGGTGGGTAAAAATTTTAGATATAAAGGTCAATACGGACTCTCAACATGGACAGATAAAGTAAAGGCGATTAGATCACACCATAGTATTGAATTTGACGCACCATTTGAGTTAAAAGTTCCAAAAGATGGTGAACCATTTAAAGCCGAACAATTAAAAATAATTGGCATGAAATATAAGTTTTTTGTTGTGTCAGAAAGAAGTGAGCAAAATTATGAATTTGAAGATTGTATTTTTTTATTAGATTAGAATATGAAGTATTTTAGATTAGTTTCACTATGGATATTGTTTATATGGATAACATCACTTTTTGGTGAGTACATAGTGAGTAGAGAAGTTAATGGGTTCTTACAACTTTTAAGTTTCGTTGGGTTGTTAGGGGTCCTTATGTATATAATAAACGAAACAATTAAAATTTTAACAAAAACAAAATGATTAGTACTTTAATTTTTATTTTAGGATTAGTAATTGCAGGATTTATCGCATTTACAACAAGAGATGGTATGTATACCATAACAGAAGACAGATATGGAGACAGAAAAAATTTTAATATTAGTTGGTTATTTAAACCAATTGGTGTGTTCTTAGTTGGTTTAATTATATCATCAATTCAACCATTTGCACTTGAAAGAGTTGATGCGGGCCACGTAGGTATTAAAGTTAATTTAACCGGAGACAAAAGAGGTGTATCAAGTTATGAATACAAAACAGGTTGGGTAATGTATAATACATGGACAGAACAGATGTTAGAGTTTCCAACTTTCCAACAACATATTGAATATAAAGATCAGACGGTGATTACAAAAGGTGGGTTTGCCGCAACAATTAAACCATCATTCAACTACTCACTTAAACCAACAGCGATTGGTAATATGTTTGAAAATTTAAGATTGGATATTAGACAAATAGAACAAGGTTGGTTAATGAACGCAATTGTTAGTTCAGTAAATGACGTGGCTAATAAATGGGAAGTTGATGCAATCTTTAATAAACGAGAAGAGTTTGAGGCCGCAATTGTAACAGAGTGTAATAAGAGATTATCTAAATGGTTTGAAGTATCACAATTAAGAACAAATATTATTCCTCCGGCATCACTACAAAAAGCTATTGAATCTAAAACAAAGGCCGTTCAAGAAGCCCAAGCAGCAACACAACGTAAATTAGTTGCTGAGGCCGAAGCCCAAGAAAAGATCGCAATTGCAAAAGGTGATTCGGCAAAAGTTATTATTGATGCACAGGCATTGGCTTTGGCTATGAAAATAAAACAAAAAGAGATTACACCTTTGTATGTTGAGTATTTAAAAGCACAAAGTTGGAATGGGGTTTTACCAACAACAGTTGCGGGTAGTTCAGGTACATTCTTAAACATTAAATAAGATTGTTAAAGAAATAAAATTAAATCCTCACTTTTAACAGAGTGGGGATTTGTTTTTTTAAAATATTATTATTAATTTTGGGGATATGAAAGCAAAATTGATTAAAATAAAAGATGGGTATGAATTATTTACACAAGGATTCCTAAAAGGTTCGACGAATCATAATTTAATTGATTCTTTAAATGTGGAAGAAGGAAATACAAGATATAAACTCTCCCTCAAAAACTGCCAAGCAATTGAACGTGGTTGGGATTTGGATGAGTTGGCTAAAATAGAATATCCTATTTGTGAAGTATGGAATGATGAAGAAGCACTTATTAGAGAACTTGCTTTTAAAAAAGGTTTCCAAAAAGCACTTGAATTGATGGGTGATAAGAAGTTTAGTGAAGAGGATTTAATGGAAGCATATTCAAGAGGTCAAACTAATTCTCCTATCCAATCACTACAACAAACTGAATGGGATGTTGAGATTGAGACTGTTCCTGCACTATCAAATAATGGTAATGTTTATTATGGTGATATCCCAAAACTTGATGCAGATGGATGTTTAATACTTAAAAAATATAAAAATGGATAAAAGAAGTACACACTACGGAGACGTAGCAAAATGGATAGAAAAGGTAATTGACTCTTGTGAGACATACCAACAGACATTTGCTGTTAAAAAATTGATTGGTAATTTTAGAAAACAATTAATGAATAAAACTCCCGATAAATATTGGAGAAAATATCAGTACGAAGTTATTTGGCCTCTTGATGCCATGTTGGCGGCTAAAAGACAATCTTTTATTGAAAAATTTTAAATAATGGAAAAAACAAAATACCCAATAGGTGGATTTGCTCCTGGAAACTATATGTGTGAGTGCGTCACCTGTAAACACGATTTCTTAGGAGATAAATTAGCAGTACAATGCGAAACTTGTGCTATTGAAATGGTTAAAACAAAAATTGAGGTTGCCGAAAATGGTGGTATTGAAATAGTCCAAGATTACCTACCAAGTTTCATAGACCAATTTGGTGACGGGCCTCTTGGTGAGTTGAACCCGGATGATTGGGACGCACTTCAATTTTTAAGATGGTTACAACTTAACAATTATAAAATAATAAAAAATAAATAATATGAATAAAAATATGTTTGATCCGAATATGTTTAAAAACCTTGAAAGTATGATGAAAGGTTTTGGGGACATTACGTCTAAACCATTAATTGATGTTAAAACCATTAAAAAAATAATCATATTTGCAGGTGCAAGTGTGTTCCTTTTTGGTTTTAGTATCGGTTTATTAATTGGTTTATTGTTTTAATATGTTACTAATTAAATTATTGTTTGTTGCTTGGGTAATAGTATGTTTACTATTAATTTCTTGGATTGCACAATACTTTTATGATGAATATATAAAAAAATAAAAAACCCCATCTTTTGAATGGGGTTTAATAAATTTAAAATTTTTATTATGCTAATATTTTGGCTAAGCCACTGTCATCAACAAAAATTTCACCATTACCATTCATTTTAATTTTGTGAACATCATTACCATTTTGGTCAGTTGTGTATTTTTCTACAATTTCTAAAATAACATCAGAATTAATTCTAATTTTTTTATCACCAACAACATAAACGTATTGTCTTATTTGTTGACCAATAAATGATTGGTTAGGTAAAATAATTAATCTTTCTTTTCTAGTTTCTACGGCATCGATAGTTTTTAAAGGCATTTTTTATTTTTTTTATAGTTTATTTATAATAATAAATATTTACTTCAATATAAAAACCACTATAATTCACAAAATTTTTTATAAAAAATAATTTGAATATTATAATATTATTGATTATACTTTAATAAAAAAAATAATATGACAGAGTACACCCATTACCCACTACCGGGAGAAAAATACCAACACTATAAAGGTGGTAAATATGAAGTGATTTGTTTGGCAAATCATACAGATAATAATGAGGCATTGGTGATTTATAAATCACTATCTTTTGGTAGTATTTACGCAAGACCATTAACAGAGTGGATTGAAATGATTAATCCTCAAAAGGCTGGGACCACATATCCAATAAATAGATTTGAAAAAATATGTTAAAGAAATTAAACAGATGGTTTGAACTGAACTGGGGTTGGTTCTTCATCAACGGAAGAAAACAAGAACAATGGAATGAATACTTAAAAAACAAATATAAAAATGAAAACAATAGAAGTTAATTTAGGAGTGGGAATGAATATGTTATTTCCAGAAACGGTAATAATTGAAATACCTGAAAGTGATGAACCTCAAGAAGAGTCTGAACAAAATGATTGAGTGTGCCGATTACGACAGTATGGGTAATCACGGAAGATTTCCTAAACCTAAAACAGAAGAAGCCCAAAATATGAAAAGACTAATTCAAAAACTTATGTTGTGGTTCACATTTAGGTTTCCAAAAAATAAAAGAAAAGATATTTGGGATTTATAAAATTATGGAAGATTATAACGAAAAGTGGTATATTATAGGAACAGTAGTTGGTTTATTTGCAGGAATTGCAATAGGTTGGTTAATGTTTGGACTAAATTAAAATAATATGGAAATAGAAAAATTTGAACAGGCAAAAAAAATTAAAGGAGACCTTGATAGGTTGGAAACACAAAAGTATAAATTGGAATCCGCGCTTAAATGTTGTAGTTTAGGTGTAAAAGTTGAATATTCAAAGGGAGGGTCTTTTCCAAGAAAAGATGAGGTAAGTCTCTATAATAGGGATCTTATTAAAGAAATGATAACCAAAGCGCTTGAGGGGTTGAATGAAGAAATAGATTTAGTGAAAGAAGAATTTGAAAGATTATAATATGGAAAAGACACCGGTTGAATGGTTGATTGATGAATCGATGAAATTAGTTATACAATATATGAATGGAACTCTAAATGAAGATACATTAGATGATGACATTTATAGGATTGGAACTAGAGCAAAAGAAATGGAAAAAGAAAAGTTAGAATCTCTTAAAGATTTTGATACTTGGAAAGAATGGAAAAACTCATAATGTTATGTCGTACTATAGAATC